GTCCTCATGGCCAGGGTCGTGCTTGTCCCTCTTGGTGCCGGCAGGGACCAGACCGAAGGCGATGGCGTTCTCCCAATGGATGTCGCCGCTCACCACGGCCTTGCCGTAAGTACCGTCGTCGTAGGAGTGGAGGTAGTGGGAGAGGCAGCGGAGCTCAAGCCCCGATGCGTCTGCTCCCACCAGCCTCCACCCCTTCCTCGGCAGGAACAGTCCACGGCACTCCTTGCCGTAGGGGCTCCGCCCCGCAGGCACCTGCGCCATGTTGGGGCGGGCATGGGAAGCCCGTCCAGTCACCGTCCCGCCCGGGTTGATCCTTCCGTGGATCTTCCCGCCCTTGGTCAGCTTGATCCATGCCTCCTCGCCCTCGGCCACCTGCCCCAGGCGCTTCACCACCAGGAGGTACTCCGTGAGCATCTGCGCCTCCGGGTACTTCAGCTCCGAGAGGATCTCCTCGTCGATCCGCGGCTGTCCCGAGGGAGTCACCAGCACCGGCTTCCACCCGTAGAGCTCGTTCAGGCCGCGGGCGATGTCGAGGCGACTCCCGGGGTTGAAGGGGATCGTCTTGGTCTTGGTCTTCAGGACCTCCTTCTTGGGAGGGAAGACCTTCACCAGGCTCTCCTTCAGTTCCAGCCGCTTCGTCAGGAGTTGCGCGGTGAGCCGCTCGGCACCCTCGATGTCGAAGGTCCACCCGGCGACCTCGATGTCACGGCAGATGGACGAGACCTGGTGCTCGAGTTCCCAGGCACGGTCGGAGATTCCCTGCTGAACCAGGTGGTGCCAGAGCTTGCGGGTGACCTCGGTGTCCTGTTCGCAGTACTCCTGCATCTCCTCGGACCACCTGGACCAGTCCGCGGTCTCCCCGAAGACGTCCTTGTGCAGCCCGAGGCGGTAGCCCCATGCCTTCAGCGAGTGGCTCCCGATGAGATCCTTGGGGAACTCGGTGCGCTTGAAGTCGTCGTTGCGGATGTCCGGGTAGCAGAGGCGGGAGAGGACGAGGGTGTCCACGACCTTCGCCTGGGTCTCGAAGCCCAGCACCTTCCGCATGGCGGGGAGGTCGAAGTTGATGACGTTGTGCCCGACGATGGCCGGGGCAGACTTGAGGATCCGCAGGGACTCCCCATGCCCGATGGCCTCGTAGGTCGATGCGAGGATGTTCGAGGTCACCGCATCGCGGACCACGATGGAGTGGATGCGTGTGTATCCGTCTAGGGCGTCGGTCTCGATGTCGAAGATGACGGGGTTCACTTGTTCCCCGCTTCCCACTTTGCGATTTGCTCCCCTATCCAAGCCATGCAGTTGCAGGCCATGCTGTTGCCGAGCGCCTTGTATCGCGGCCCGTCCGGGCATTGCTCGGCGGGCTTCTTGCGCCACGGGATCAGCGTCCAATCGTCCGGGAAGCCCTGGAGTCTCTCGCACTCCACGGGGGTCAGTCGGCGCACGGTCATTGATGCAGTCATTACATGACCCTCAAACCCTCCTCCTTCAGTCTTTGCCTTTAAGGTTCCAAATGCATCAATGGTGGCATTCTGCTCCTGATCCAAACCAATGAAATGCGCCACCGCCGGAGGCGAAGGGATGCCAAGCCCGCTTCCCACCTTCACGGCGGGGGACACCTCGGGATGTTGGTTGACTCCGTGGGTTCCGCCCGTGCTGTAGAAGGCGTGCGCCACGGGCTGCGCGATCACCGGGTGGTTCATCTCATGGAACCCGGAGCTGCCGGCCGATGCCCGCAGCGCGGCCACGGCATCGTCCTGCTGCAACCCCAGCGCGTCGTTCTGCCAGCGGTAGGCGGTCGGCTGCAACACCGCAGGGAAACGGTTCTTCTCCGGCATGGTCTGTCCCTTGGACAGAACCGCATCAAGCGTCTGACTTACTTGCCCACCGTCCCACCAGCAACCGCCTCGAGCGCCGCCTTCAGCATCGGAGGCAGCGCCTTTCCGCGTCTTTCCGCTCGCCTCAAGATGCCGCTGCAAGCCTTCGCGGAGAGCAAGAACCTCGGCGGCAGCGGCCCCGTCTCCAAGACATCCGACAACGAAGACACGTCGCCGGCGCTGCGGGACGGCTCGGGGCCATCGCCCCACTCGCACGTATTGAGCGTCCAGCACTCGGTAGGCCCACCCATACCCGAGTTCCCCCAGCGCCCCGAGGAAGGTGCCAAAGTCCCGTCCTCCGTTCGAGGACAGGACGCCGGGGACGTTCTCCCAGACGATCCACCGAGGTCGGAGCCGAGCAGCGATTGCAAGGTAGGTGAGCATGAGGTTCCCGCGAGGGTCTTCGAGACCCTTCCTGAGCCCCGCGACGCTGAAGCTCTGGCAGGGCGTCCCGCCGATGAGGAGGTCGATGTCTCCTGGTCGAATAGGCCACGATCCATGTTGCGTCATGTCTCCGTAGTTGGGGACTTCGGGGAAGCGGTGCTTGAGCACCTCAGAAGGGAACGGCTCGATCTCGCTGAAGGCAACCGGGGTCCACCCGAGGTGGTGCCACGCGACCGAAGCCGCCTCAATCCCGCTGCAAACAGAGAGGTATCTCATGGCAATCCGTTGCTCCGTAGATACGACCGTCTTGATTCAGAGACAATGTATTGACGATCCTTGGCGATCCAAGGGTCAGAAAGGAATATTGCCGTCTATTTCTTTCGGGTCCTCCGCCGGATCGAACATCGGGCACTCGGCCATGCGGCCCGTCTCCTTGTCGTACTCCAGCGCAAGGCATGAACCCGTCTCGCCCGTGTAGCGGCACTTCAATACCCGAACCCTCGTCTGGTTCTTGTTCTCTCCCTGCTGGTTCCGCTCGAGCGCGATCACCGCATCGGAGAGCTGCGCGATGCCTTGGCTCGACCGGAGGTGGCTGAGGCTGACCTCGCCTCCCTCCTCATGGCTCCTGCCGTCCACGCGCTTGAGGTGGCAGACCATGAACAGGGTGATCTGGGTCTCCTCGACCAGGGTGCGGAGCTTCGTCACCAAGGCATCGAGCATCCGTCGCTCGTCCCCCTGCCCGTCGTTGAGGCCGCTCACGGCGATGGAGATGTGGTCGAGGAACACGGCCTTGCAGCCGAGGCCCTTGCCCATGTAGCGGATGCGGTCGAGGAGGTTCTGCCCCTCGGTGGACCCGAAGTGGTCGTAGAGGTAGACCTTGTTCTCCCCGAAGACCCGGTCGAAGGAGTCCTTGAGCTCTTCCTTGTTGGCCCCGAGGTGGAGCCGGCGGTTGGCCTCGAGGCTCATCAGGCCGATGGCGGTGCGGGCCACGGATTCCTCGAGGGCGATGTAGCCGACCGGAGTTCCGCTCTTGATGAGGTGGTAGGCCAGCTCGCGGCAGAACTGGCTCTTGCCTACCCCGGTGCCTGCGGTGACCGTGACGAGCTCACCCGGGCGGATCCCGTGGAGCATCTGGGTCAGGGGTGCCCAGGGGTAGGCGATGCCCGGGGATGCGTCGAAGGACTCGATGCGCTCCCAGATGTCCTGTGCCGCCACGATGCCGTCAGGGCGGTAGGCGGGGGCGATCCAGGTGGCGTTCACCAGCTCCTTCGCCTTGCCGCTTCGGATGCAGTCGTTGGCATCCTTGGCAGGCAGCTGCGCGATGAACGCCTTGCCGGGGCTGAGGACCTTGGCGCACTCCTTCGCCGCCTTCTGCCCGGGCTCGTCCATGTCGAACGCGAAGACCACGCGGTCGAAGCCTTCGAGCCAGTCGAGGCTCTTGGCGATGGCCTTGGGTGCCGACTGGGCACCGTTGGGGACGCTGACCACGGGCCACTTGTGCTCCTGCACCTGGCTCAGGCTCATGGCGTCGATCTCGCCCTCGGTCACCACGACCATCCGTCCCTGCCCCGAGAAACGGTGCTGGCCGAACAGGACCATCCGCGAGGCATCCCCGAGGATCCTGAACTGCTTGTCCGCGGTGCGGAGCTTCTGCGCCACGACCTCTCCAGAGGCATCCCGGTAGAGCGCGACCTGCACGGGGTTCCCGTGGTGCTCCCCGATGCCGTAGTTCCAGAGCCGGCAGGTCTCCTCGGTCAGCCCACGCTTCTCGAGGGCCGCGTACTCCACTTCGATCATCCCTGGGATCCTTCCTACTCTCTCCTGCTGCGGTTCAACACCCTCGCCCCGCTCATGGTGCTGGCACCCGAAGCAGTAGGCATGGCCGTCCGAGTAGCGGGCGAGGTTGTTCCTCGATCCACAGCTCGGGCAAGGCTCATGGCGGATGAAGCGAGACGACTCCGTCATGCGGTGAAGACGACTGCGGTTGCCTCGCCGTGGGACCAGACGGCGTTGACGTTCTGCCCCATGAGGGGCAAAAGGTCAATCGCGTCCGACCTGCGGACTGGAAGCCACTTCTCGTCCACCTTCGATCCGACCCCAGGCTTCCCTGCCCGGGTCCTCCGGATCGTCACCCCGGCATCCCAGGGGTGGTCTTCCTCACGCATGTAGAAGGAGACGGTGACGAGCGTTCCTTGCCCGTCGTACTTGACCTTCACTCATGCCTCCACCGCGTAGCAGCGGGTTGACTTGGGAGTCGGTGCCTCGGTCTTGCTGAGGAACGAGTTGAACCAGGACTTCCCGAGGTGACGCTCGATGAAGGTGCTCAGGGAGCAGGCTTCGCTGTTCGTCAGGGTCATCCGGATGTCACCCGAGGTGATGACCAGGGAGTCCCCGTCAACCGAGAACGTCGGCTTCTCCGGGTCGGCTGGGACGAGCTGCGGGTTCAGGACGGTCTTGTAGGAGTTGCTGTAGTGCATGGATGAACCTTTGTGTGTCCTCGAGTCTCATCATCAGGAGCCAGTCGCTCCTGTCCCGCCGCATCAGCACGACGGGAACCTTGTTCTTGCAGTCGCGGATTGCCTGCTCGATGAAGTCGTAGACCGCGATGGACTTCCTGAGCTTCACCTCGCAATGGATGTCTCCGGTGCCTCCGAGGTCAGCCGAGAGGGAACCGGAGGATTGGGCTGCCCGGTACGCAGACTGGATTCCCCAGCACTTGCGTATCGCATCCCGGGCATCCCGCTCCCCGCGCTTCCCACGCTCCCGGTTGTTGGGCATCAGAAGTCCTGGGCCTTGACCTTCTTGCCACCCGCAGCGGCCTTGACCGGCTTGGGGTCATCCTCGAAGTTGTCGAAGGTCTCCGAGACGAACCCATCCTCGGTACCGAACCCGAAATCGCCGGCGCTGCTGCCCTTGGGCTCCACGACCTCGATGAGCTGCACCCCGCGGAGGCGGAGGCTGATCCCGGCCCCGGTCGCCGGCTGGTTGTAGGTGCTGATCTCAAGCGCGAGGCGGGCACGGGTGCCGCTGCCGATCCGGAGGTTGGTCGTGTCAACCTTCTGGCCCTTGGCGTCGAACAGCGCGGGCTTCTGCTGCCAGCTCTTGCCGCTCTTGGTGTTCACCTGGAACGGGAGCTTCGCCTTGACGACCAGGTTGTTCTCGTCGTCCCGGGAGCAGGGGAGCGCCTCGTTGACCTTGACCTTCTTGCCGCCGGACTCCTTGGCGCATGAGGCAAGCCACGCGGTCCGGGCGTTCGTCAGGGTTTCCTCGAGGTCGTCGGCTCCCTCGCCGGCGGGGATCACGATGTTGGTCTTGAAGACCCCGGAGGCGTCGAACCGGGTGTCGGGCTCGATGAGCGCCGGGTACTGGAGGATGCCTGCGGGGGTCGTGACCTGCTGAAATGCTCTCTTCATGCTGTTCCTTCCTTCCTTGGTTGGGGGATGCTTCCCATTGTACCGCTTGATTGAGTGTCCGCAATCCGTGACATTGGGTCAAGCAAAGAAATACTTTGAGTTCCGCAGCTGCGTGATGTCGAGGTTGCCGTAGCCCGGGGGCTCCGGGAGCGTGAACCCCTTCGGGAGCTGCGCCTCAATCTGCCGCATCCAGTCCTTGAGGGGGTCACCCTCGAACGTGTCGATCCACGCCTCGCGCAGCTCACGGGCAAGCACCGGCTGGAACGCGGCGTGGACGAGGTAGGAGTCGTGGACGAACGCCATGTCCGGGATCTTGGCCGCGACCAGTCGTCTCGCCGTCATCCGTGCAGCCGTCGCGTCGAGGCTGTGGACGAGGTTGGGGACGATGCCGTTGACGTGCTTCCTGCGGTCGATCCTGGCGGTCTGGTTGCGGATCTGCCAGATGTGCGCCTGCTTCCCGAGGGTGGTCTTCACCTTCGAGGGCTCGTAGGAGTAGTAGGACTGCTGCACCGTGAAGCCGTCCGGGGTCACCCACATGGGGTGGATGCCGGCATTGACGATGACCTGCCCTGCCTTCCGTGCCCAGTCGAGGAACTGGGTGCCCTTCACCACGATCTCCCCGATGCTCGGCCACACCTTGCGGATGAGGAACCCGCAGGGCTTGCTCGGGTCCATCCACGGGCCGTCCCGGTGGTTCTCGAGGTACGCCTCCTTCAGGTAGAGCATGGCCGACCGCTGGCTGATCGAGTACGGCAGGCACATGACCGGGCGCTTCACCATCGAGCGGCTGACCCCGAGGGCCTCCCACTCACGGGCGAAGTTCTCCCCGAGCCTTGCGGCATCCCGGATGCGAACCATCGTCCGGTCAGCGACCATCTGGTAGATGTCGCTCGGGCGGTCGGAGGGAATGACGTTGACCGCGGCGGCACCGACCTCGTCCTTCAGGAGGAGGCTGAGGACCTGGAGTCCGTTGCAGCTGCCGTCCACGGCGACCATCAGGTGCGATGGCTTGCCGGCGCGGACCAAGGGCATGTCGAGGCACCACGCCAGGTAGGAGAAGGGCTCGTCGGCCTTGCCCCAGAGGTGAACCGTGGAGAGCGGGTCCTTGGCGATGGCGTCGATCTCCCCGGAGCGGATCATGGAGTGCATGACGCCGGCACGTTCCTCGAGGGTGCCCTTCCTGCCGAGCACGGCGGCACCGTGACGGAGCCACGCCTGCATGGCCTCGCTCTTGGGCGGCACCGGATGCCCGAGGCCGAACTCGATGAGGCCCCGCTGGAGGTCGTTGCCCTGGTGGGAGAGGCCCGTGGCCTGGCAGTAGAACCTCCCACGGAAGTCGAGGGCAGCCGCGTGGAAGAACCGCAGGTCCTTCTCCGAGGCGAACTTCACGGCGAGGTTGATGGTCTGGATCACCCCGAGGCGGCGCGAGGAGATCCTCCGGTTGTTCTCGGCAATCCGGGTGCAGTCCATGTAGTAGCGCCGCAGGGTGAGGAACTGGTCG